GCTTGCCTTGACTAGCGTCTACTATTGCTTCTCTTTCTAAATGTGCTGTCGATGATACTTTTTTCTTTGTTGGTATCGATGATTGAGCCGACGGTTCGTCATCAGTTTTAACACTGCCTTTGAACCATTGTGATGGAGAAAATAATTTGTTAACTGCATCGTAACCAGAACCAACGTTCTTAGCACTTAGGTTAGCAATGTCTCCTACATCACTTTCAAAAATTATTTCTTTAATTTTCATTTTACAAAAATACTAACTTCACCTTTTCTAAGGCTAGTCTCAAACATCTTGCGCTTATGTTGTTCAACTCTCTGAGCTAACGCTTCAGCTAATGGATTGCCAGTGTTAATTTTAGAATCACTAGTTGGACCCATTAAACGTTCACGGTCGGCATCAATCTCTGCTTGACTTGGTGCTGCTGCTTTTTTAGGTGCTCTTTTCTTTTTTGCTGCTGCCGGTTCAGCTGCGGGTGCTGCTGCTGGTTGTGCTGCGGGTGCTGCTGCCGGTTCAGCTGCGGGTGCTGCTGCCGGTTCAGCTGCGGGTGCTGCTGCTGGTTGTGCTGCTGGCGCTGCTGCTGGTTGTGCCGCGGGTGCTGCTGCTCCACCTGCTGCCGGTGCTGCCCCTGCGGGTGCTTTTTGGTCAGCTGGTGCAGGCTGTGTTAAAGATTTTTGTAATAATTGTAAAATTCTTTGTTTGCCTTTTTTATCTAGCTTATCAATCTGTGATTTAACCTGTGCATAGACTGTTTGTCCTGCTTTTTCTGCATTAGCGCCTTGTGTAGCTTGATCGGTTTTAGCTAATGCCTGTGCTGCGGCACCTGTTTGTTGTTTTGCTGGTGCAGTTCCTTTGGGACCTTGTGCATTAATATCAGCTGCGCTCGGTGCTCCACCACCTGCTGCTGGTTCTTCTGCACCTGCTCCACCTGCCGCTGCGGGTGCTGCCGCTCCACCTGCTGATGCCGCTGCGGGCTCAGCTGCCGGCTCTCCTTTTTTACCTGCTAGTCCTGCTTTGACTCCTGCAATAAATCCAGGTTTCTTACCGCCTGCTGGTGCTGCTCCTGCTGCTCCTGCTGCATCTCCACCTGCTGCTGATGCTGCACCTGCTCCACCTGCTGCTGGTTGTGCTCCTGCTGCTGGTTGTGCTCCTGCTGCATCTCCACCTGCTGCTGGTGCTGCTCCATCGTCGGCAGCGGCAACTTGTGCTTTGCCTGCTTGGAATCCTTTCTTAGCAGCCGCTCCTAGTCCTGCGATGCCGCCTGCTACAGCGCCAAGTCCTTTAGCAGCCATACCTGCCACATTGCCCACGGCTTGGCCAAATTTGTTAAACTTGGGTCCTTCTGCTAGAGCTTGATCTTCTGTTAATAGTTCGTTGATTCTCATATTAAGCGGTTCCTAATTGTTTGGTTACATATTTCATCAGACGTTGTTTGTTTTTCTTATCTAATGACATTACTAATTTTTTAACATCTGCATAGGATCCCGCAGCGGCTTTGGCTGGTTCTCCTGCTGCACCTTGAGCTGCTGCATCTGCGGTCGCTGGATCTTGTTGGTCAGCTGCGGCAGCACCGCCTGCTGGCAATTTTAAATCTGCAAATACTTTGTCAACTACACCTTGGTCAACGCCTTGATCCTGTAAGAATTTTGCTACCTGATCGCTGTCCATGGGCGATCCAGCTTTCTTCCAAGCTGAATTTAATTTGTCTGCGGTAACTTTGGTAGTTAAATTTTTAGCTTTGGTCTTGAGCCAATCCATAGGACCTTCAACCAGTCGCCCTTCAATGAGGTAACGATCGTTTTTAGCAACTATTCTGTTGAACAGCATGTAGACCTGTCCTTCAGACAGTTTCTTACCACCAGGAACATAGCTCATATCTAAGGCTACTTTTGATCCCGCAGGTATTCTATTCGGTGCAGGTCCTCTCGGACCCTGTTGTTTGGCTAGATCGTAGGCAGCTTGGACTTTTGGATCAACAGGATTACCATTAGCTTGTGCCATATCTACTGCGGCCATCTGTCTAGAAGACAACGGTTCTCCGTCTCTGACCCATTCTCCGCCAACTTTGATACCTGTGCCTTGTGTAGTGGTTCTAGTTCCGCCTGGTATTTCAGAAGTAGTGGTTTTAGCATCAGGTGGCATGTCTATGCCAGCTCTGACATCACTGGACACCGATCCGCTGCTGGTTCCAGGAGTGGCCATCTTACCGTTATTGGTCAGATCAGCAAAAGTTTTCATGTCCATAGTCTTTAAAGGTATGTCTCCTGTAAAAACTTTTCTACCGTTTGGATCTGTGACTACTAGACTTTTACCATCTTCACTGCTGTAGGTATATCCTTCCCCAGGCGGAAACTTTTTAGTTACGCTGTCCTGGAATGCTTGATCTGCTGCTAATCCCTGTTCTATATCGCCGGCACCACCTTTAACACCGCCAACAGTGGCTGCATCACCTTTGCCTTTGACAGCACCTGCTACAGCATCTACTGCTCCTGCGGCAAAGTTTGCTGCCATCTGTCCAACTACAGCACCAGCGGCTCCTGCTAGTGCAGGTTTGATTGCGCCTTTGAATGCTTCTTTCCAACCTTTGCCCTGTAGTTTTGCTGATGCAATAGCAACTCCACCTGCAACGATAGCGCCAGTTATGGCCACTGCGGCTGTGCCGCCGCCGGGAAAAAATGTTGCGATCAATGGACCAGCTTTGCTCATCAGTCCACCTAGCACACCACCCACTAGACTTAAAACTATCCCCTGTGCTGCGGGATTCTTTACAGCCGCAGCTACTACTTTCATCAGCCCGCCTTTGGTTTCCTCAGGCACATCTAGCTGTTGAACAGCCGCAGATGCTTTCTTTTCAAATTGAGGATCGGGTTGAGCTTTGGGATCTGGTTCAGGCAATGACTTTTCTAGCTTGCCTAAAAATGAATCTGGTATGATTTTATCTACTATCTTGCCTAGCATGGTGCTGTTTTCACCACCAGCTCCGGCTTCTTTTTCTGCAGCCGCAAATATCTGAGATATTTGATCCTGTGTTAGAGCCACTTCCGACAGATATTTCTGCCAAGGTTTGAAGAATTCTTCGTCAATACGATTCCAATGCTGTTCATAGAGAGGATCTCTTCTTAAGTCCTCGCTAATATAGTGTTTGATCGTAGTATTATCTAAATCAGTTATTCTCATTTGAAACTCACGGATGATATCTTATTTATTATAAACGAGCTAAAGCTCGTTTGCGTTTTCGCTTTCGCTCAACGCATTGTTCTTTCTTTTAATTATTTCAAAGATATATGAAATAATTTTTTTTGCGCGAAGCGCAATTTAAGCATTATCCAGATCGTTTCAGTCACACTTTGCCCGTTGCCGGGCAAAGAAAAAACATTATCCGAGTCGAATCATGTCACACAGCAGTAGAGCATTACAGAGGCGGTTGTCCGATACCTCGAGCTCCGTCTTTATACAACGGCGGCCTATGTATATCTGCTATCACATACATAGACGTGGGGTTTTTCTCCCCTCATTTTGCCTTTTTATCCTTTTCAAACAGCAAAATCGCAGGGCTTACAAGCGATCTTCATCCTTTCGGGTAGTTGCTGAGCACCACTGCGGCGTGGAATTCCGTCCCTGTGACCACCAAATGACCAGGTTTAGAGCGCACGAACTTAGGCCTGCGCCAGCCAAAAACCGCTTTAATTTGCCTTTTTATGTTCTTCTAGGCGTTGCCTTAGTATATTTGAACCGCCTACTCTGACGTTTATAATGCCATTATAATAGTCGTCAGTTTCTAAAACTCTGCGTTCAAACTGCTCTCTTGCCTCTAAATAGGACATTTCTGCCTTGGATTTGCAAAGATAAAGTATTTCTCTAGTGAATTTTTCCGGACCTAGTGCTTGGACATCTGCGTTTAACCTATCAGATGAGCCCCAGTAATCGCGCCAATCGCTTTCTACTGTGCTGCGTCTTTTAAGTTTTTTGCCTTTGAGAGGTGGTTTTGTGCGTTTAAACTGTGCTAGTTTCTTGCCTATGTATTTTTGTCCGGTAGATGTATTGGTGATGAGATAAACAAAGCCAATATAGCCTTCTGGTATTTCTTCAACAATTTGATTTTGATACGTCCAATGCACTCACTTAGTTAGTTTTGGCGGTCTTCCGACCATGCCTTTTCTGGCTAACTTTCGTTGTTCGCGTTTTTCCTGTATCTCAACCCGCCTTTTTGATGCCTCATTTCTAATTTCTGATAGCCAATATCGTGCCTTAATGCCTGCTTCATCGGAGCCTTTGTATTCAAAGCGTTCCTGCCATTTAAAATATTGCTGAAACGCTTCGATCATTTTGTCATGCGACTCTGTGCTCATTCTAATATTTCAATATCTGTAGAGTAACTGGTAAATCCGTTTTCTTTAATTACTTTTAACACATGATTAACTCGATTCATCAATTCGTCTTTGTGAGAAATTAAGAAAACATTCTTTTGACGCTCCCTAGTCATGCGCTTTAATACTGCGATAGAGCTTTCAACTCCGCTGGCATCCATACCGCTGTCAACTAGTTCGTCAATAAACAATAAATTAATAGGACGATACAAGTTTTCCCACACATCACGGAACGCCCAGCTTAGACTCAATATCAATCGATTACGCTCACCTCGACTTAGGTTATCAAAGTCTAGATCTTGTCCTAGTTGAGTAATAGTAACACTCAGGTCATTCTGGAATTCTACAATGTGCGGAAGTCCAATTTTGTCAAGATAGTAAGTTAGACGCTGATTTAAGAAAGCTAAGTTTTGATCAATGATGCGTTTTCTAACAAAACTGTCTTTGTTAGTTAACAACTTGTATAAAAACTCTTGATGATCTTTAACTTTAGTAAGATCATTAACATGTTCCCAGTCAATTTCTTGTAAAGCAGTGTTTTTTAATTCTTCAATCTGCTCGTCATAGGGATTTTCTTCGGCTTGTTTAAGTTCTAGATCTTTGTTTAGGCTGTCTATAGTGTTTTTATGATTTAACGCTTCTTCTAGATTTTCGTAAACTACCTTAGGGCAGTCAGTAGCATCACCTAACAGCGATAATGCTTCATTAAAATCTGACAACTCTGCATGATGGGCGTTCAACGATGCTTGGCTTTCTTCCAGCTGCTTAGATTTTGTAGCCACCATAGCATTATGTTTTTCATCATGTAGATCTTGACCACAACTATGGCATTTATGATCAGCAAGAGAAGACAACTCTTTGGTTAACTTATCTAAAGTTTTCTGTTCTTTGTCAACTGTAGCAGTCTGTCTAGCGATCAAACTTAATAAGTTATCTCTTTCTTTTTTGTTTTTAGTCCATTCGACTAGAGCTCGTTGACTGATAATCTCTTGATCAATGTCAATGTGGCTTAATCTATCAATGCTTTTTAGAATAGTTTCGACATTTTTCTCTTTAGTATCATTCCAGAGTTTTTGTTTTCGAGTTAAACTCTCAATACTTTGTTGTATTCTTTCATTGGATGCTTTGATAGTTTCAATTTTTGTATTTTCAGAAGTTATCGCATCTTTGGTTGCTTTGATTTGTTCTTTAAGAGCTTCTGCTTTTTCTGATAATTGAGTGATACCTAATAATTGCTCAATGATACTGCGTTGTTCAGCAGCTTTTTGAGACAAGAAAGGTTCGGTGTAAGTGTTTAAAGCTACAAGATGCTTGAACATCTCATGGCCCATTTCAAAAACATCCTCGATCGCTTTTTGTGTTTCTCTGCTATCGCCTTGACTTTCGTCTTGATCTAATGTTTCTTGCTCCTCCCCATTGACACTGAATTTCAATAGGTTAGGTTTACGTCCTCTTTCGATGTGATACTCTATACCGTTTTTTTCAAACGTTACGGTTACTAACATTCCCTTGCCGTTAATCTTGTTGATTAAATTATCACGCTTGATGTTAGTTAATGCTTGACCGTAGATTGCATAACTTAAGCCGTTGATGATTGTAGTTTTGCCTGTGCCATTACGAGCACCTAAGTCATCACCTCCTAGATCTAGATTTTCACCTAAGACTAAAGTTAATTGGCCGCGGTCAAAGTCGATAGCCTGGGTTTGATTACCCACGCTCATGAAATTTTTTACTGTAAGATTTTTTATTTTTATCATAATTCTTTATAAATTTCCATTAATAGTGCTTTATCGTAGGTATCACTTTCAATAGAATTAATTTGATTCATTACAATAGTGTCAACTGATTCGAATTGAATATCAATAGGCACAGCAGAACTTTCGACTTCTACTTTTTCTGGAATTAACATTAGTTCACGCAGATTATATTGCGGAATGAATGTTTCTCTGATGAAGTTTGCTTCTTCAAATGATATGGGAAGATCAATAGTTACTCGACAATGCATTTTTTCACGAAGCAATTTGTCTGGAGTATCGATTATCTGGCTAAGTTTGTATGTTCTATATATCGGTTGTCCGGGCCAAGTTTTATACACAGGTTTCTGTCCCCATTCGAGGATCATCATACCGCGTTCGTCATCGCCTGCATCTGCATAGTTGTGCGGAAATGCATTACCAATATAAACAATATTGCCTTTGGTTTGTCTTTTATGGAAGTGACCTGTGAACACATATTCTTGATTTGCAAAATGTGTGCTTTGTAACTGTCCATGATCGGGCATCTGCACCATAGCGTTCATGTAAAAATGCGGCAATTCAAGGTGCCCGAACATATAACGACTTTTAATTTTGCTGACTTCTTTCCATTCATCTCCGATTAACCACGGCATGATAGTAACATCGCCGTCTGTGATCGTATGGTTGACCACAGTGATGTTGGGAAATAGTCTTGCAAATTCAAGACTATGAATTTCACGTTTGTCTTTATAAAATTCATCATGATTACCCATGATAAGATATACACGTTCGAATGAATTGTTTAGGGTTTCTAGATTACTAACAGTATAGTTCATAGTAGAAACATCAGTTGTGCTTCTATTATGATGCCAATCTCCTAGAAAAATTGCTGTCTCGCAACCTTCCGCCCGCGCAGTTTCACAGAACCAATCTACGAACTCTTCGCAATCTTGGTTGTGTGTGCGACTACCAGACTTTAAACCAAAGTGTATATCCGTAAAACAGGCTACTTTTTTAAATAGATTCATAGAATTATAATAACTTTTTTAAAAGTAAATGTCAATCCCAATCAGACGTATCAATAGTAATTGGAGCAGAAGGAGCACTTCCGCCTCCGCTATTTTGTCTAGTCCAACTTGGATTCATACCGTTCATTTCGAGAATGTCGTCTCTAATGTTTTGGTTACGTTTCTCAATGTTGATAATTCTAACGAATGAATTAGTGACAGCAGCAGTATAGTAAGCAAAAGGATTATCAGATTTGCTCTCATCGAATTGTAGTCCTATTTGAGTTAGTTGAAGAATGGCTTGACCTTTCATCTCATCGTTGTAGGTATAGCCCCTGACGTTACCTCTGGTAGCGTAACGATCACATAATTTTAAAAACATGCGAGCAAGATTATCAGTCATCTGCCCGTGATCCTTGGAAAACTTTCCAGTTTTAAGACCGCCCTGCCAATGACTCTTTCCTACTAAAATTAGATTATCATTGTCGTCAAACTTCCAATGTTGGAAAGGAGGAAAGTTTACCTTTTCGTGACTATCGGCAGTATTTTTTAGAGTCTTTTTACGACCCGGTGCCAACGGCACATGTTCGAAAGTCATTACGCGAAACACTACGTCTTGTTTTGAAACTTTTTTATAATCAATTTCAAAATCTTTAGCACTGAGTTTTTTTCCCTCGGCTAATACTGCGGCTTCGTGAGCCTTTTTAGACATCTTAGCAGCTTTATTTCTTTTGGCTTCTGCTATGGTCCTAACATTAATCTTATCTAAGCTAGTAACAATCATGTCATATTCACTGTATTCTTGTTTTGTAAAGCTACAGTAGGTATTTTTGCTTAGGTGTATTTCTCTTAAGAGATCTTTGTTAGTTAGGTATTTTATTTTTGGTGGTGCGTTCATGTATCTGAATTCTCCTATTTAAATTATAATAGCATATTTTTACTAAAATAAATAGAGTATAACATTAGGAATTTACTCAAAATGTCGTTATCTATTAACCCTATAGCAAAATTGGTGGCACAGGTCTCTAGTTCCATATCTCAAGCTACTAATCAAGCACAGGCAAATTTGCCTGCTGTTGGTGATGCAATAACCAAGGCTAATTTAGATGCTAAAGTATCACAATTAAGTGGCGGTTTAAACAGCGGCTTAAATGGATTATCTGGTGGAGCAGATTCCTTGCTTGCCGGAGCAAAATCTGCATTAAACGGTGTATCTGGTGTGTCATCTAGTATTCCTGGTGTAGGTTCTTTAGGCAGTCTACAAAGTGTAACTGGTAGCATCAGTAATATTACTGCAGATATCTCCGGAGGATTAAACAAACTTGCGGGAGGCAACCTAGCGGGAGGTCTGCAAAGTTTAGCTGGTTCTATTTCAAAAGGTGCCGGAATGTTAAACAATATTCTTAGCCTTGGTAGGGGAGCTAATCTTCCTAGCGGCGGCGAATTATTTTTAAAACAAGGAACACCAATACAGTTGTTCCCGGGAACCAAAGGTGATTGGAGAGTAAGAATCACCTGCCAGTGGAATATTTTTAACTCACCTTTATTTAAACCGTTAGAAAGAACAGGCGGTGTCGTTTGGCCGTATAATCCAAACATTACAATCAGCACCAAAGCAGAATATAATTCTATTAGCACTATCCACAGTAACTATCAAATGTATGGCTACAAGAACAGCACAGTAGATGACATTACTATCAGCGGAGAGTTTACCTGCGAAACAGAAACAGATGCAGCATACTGGATCGCAGCAACTACGTTCTTTAAGACAGCAACAAAAATGTTTTTTGGTGAAGGCGCCCTAGCAGGAAATCCTCCACTAGTCTGCAATCTAACTGGATACGGTAGTAGTGTGTTTGATAAAGTTCCTGTAATAATTAAATCATTCTCTGTTGATTTGAAAGAAGATGTAAACTACATTAACTGCAATACATTCGGAACTAATACATGGGTTCCAGTAGTCAGCACTATTTCGGTAACAGTAGCACCTGTTTACAATAGACGCAGACAACGTAAGTTCAATCTTGAACAATACTCGAGAGGAACTCCGTCGAGCGGAGTAGGATACCTATAATATGGCACAGTATACTCAATCAAGTCCTTGGGCAATAACATCACAAAATAATTTATATCTCGAGCTATTAAACATTAGACCGGTTCCTGCAGAGCCGGATGATTTTAGATATGTTATAGAAAGTCAATATAGATATAGGCCAGATTTGTTAGCCTATGACTTATACGGCAATCCTAAATTATGGTGGGTATTTGTTCAACGCAATATGGATGCAATTAAAGATCCCATCTATGATTTTGAAACTGGGACTGTAATCTATATTCCTAAAAAATCTAATTTAGAAAAGTTTCTAGGAGTCTAATGTGATTAGAGATCTTGGAAAGTCTATAGCTAATCTTATAAAACCAGACGGTAGCGGTATACTAGCAAGTCCGGGTGCTGGTTCTATAACTAAAGGTTATGCTTCTGTAGTTACAGGACTAACTACCAGCAAAGCGACTGATGCTCTTAAAGGTGGTATATCGTCAATCCTTGCCGACGCAGGGTTGTTCAATCAGATCAATACCACACCTCAAAACATAGTTCCTAATCCTTTAGAAAATTTTGCTCACTATACTCCAATATGGACCTTTGCCTGTTTAGAGCCTAAACAATATAATAATCCAGCAAGTTACAGAGGAAACCCAGCAGCACTAAAACATATTGTTTTTGCCAGCGGAGGAAGATTTGACAGTCAACGAGTTAATACAGTTCACGGTGCTCCGGAATATTTTATCAATAATTTTGTTATGGAGACTGCGATATCTGGAACAGTTAAGACAGGTAATTCAAACGCTTTCAAATTTTCATTTGATATAGTAGAACCTCACAGCATGGGTCTATTATTACAGAGTATGCAGAATGCTGCGATTAAAGCAGGCTATAATAACTATCTAAATAATTGTCCTTTTGTTCTCCGTTTAGACTTTATGGGTTATGACGAAGATGGTCGAATAATGACTTCGATTAAGCCTAAATTTTGGACAGTGGCTCTAACCAAAGTAACATTCTCAGTAAACGAAAACGGCAGTGTTTATAAGGTAGACGCTGTGCCGATGAGCCATAAAGGTTTTTCAGATATCACTAACATTGTTTACACAGATGTAAAAATTGCCTGCTCTGAAACAGGACCAGATGCCGGCACAGTGAAAGATGTTTTAGTTTCAGGAGAAAAAAGTCTTTGTGCATATCTAAACGATCTTGAACAAAAATATCTTGACGAAAAACAGATCAAAATAAAAGATGTTTATGTTATTGAATTTCCGGAAAAATCAGATGAATTTTTAAACGCATCACCTATTCCTGGAACTGAAAGAAAAGCCACGCTTGATCCTAACGCCAAAGATAGGGTAACTGTTGCAGGTAAAAATGTAGCGGTGTCCTTAGATTTTGGATCTAACGATATAGGTGCAAGTGATTTTGGTTTTGATCAGAAGTCTGGCGGTAATTATCCGTTCGCTCGATACGGTGATAAAGTTGATCCTAAGACGGGTGTTGTGTCTAGAGATAGGATGCAGATCAATCCTAAAACTAGAGTTTTTCAATTCACACAAAAACAAAGTATAACGTCGATTATTAACCAAGTGATATTGAATTCTGTTTACGCTAAAAAAGCCATCGATCCAAAAAATTTAACTCCGGAAGGATTTATCAAGTGGTGGAGAATTGATGTCCAGGTTCAATTATTAGATCTAGATCCGTTGATCGGAGAATATGCACAGAAATTTATTTTCCGTGTTGTTCCTTACATGGTCCATCATACTATTTTTAGTCCTCCGACCGCAGCACCAATTGGTTACGATGAACTTAAAAAACAAATCTGTAAACAATACAATTATATCTATACAGGACAAAACGTAGATGTTTTAAAATTTGATATTCAAATTAACAATTTATTTTTTACAGGTAAAAATACCAGCTCTGAACAGAAGAGCGGCTCAGTATCTAATCAAGACCAAAAAGGTGTAGCCACTGATACTGTAAAAGGTGCAAAGACCACAGAAGGTGCGGCACCCACCGCGCAACAGGCTACTATGGGTCGAGCAAGAGTTAAAAAAGATCCAGCTACACTGAGCAATATTGCGGGCGGAAATTCAGATAAAGACACAGAACAAAAAGTAGCTGAAGCTTTTCATAAATCATTTATTACTGCAGGTAGTGGCGATTTAGTAAACGTTGATCTAGAAATTATGGGAGATCCTTACTGGCTAATTGACAGCGGCATATCAAATTATTTTGCTAGACAAAGTAATAAAAGTAAATTATTAACTGAGGACGGAACAATGAATTATGAAGGAGGAAATGTGTTTGTTTATTTGACATTTAGAACCCCTTCAGACCTAGATGAAGTTACTGGTTTATATCAATGGCCAAAAGACGGAGGAGAAAGTCCGTTTAGTGGAATTTATCGTGTAACAAAATGTGACAATACATTTACAGACGGTATCTTTAAACAAAAACTTAAATGTGTTAGACAACCTGGACAGAGTCAAGATTACGGCAAACAGAATCCTAATGCTATCGGTAATCTTGTTATCGACAAACTTAAATCTATGGCTACTACTGTTGCAGGCGAAGTTAAAGATAAAAGCACTCCGGCTCAAGAACCGATATACGGAGGCGAAGGCGAATAATGGCACAAGAAAAACGATCATCGTATTCGGCAAGAGAAGGCGCAAGTTTAGAAAATGGTCCTTATCTAGCTAGGATCGTGGGACATCTAGACCCTAGTCTTATGGGCAGTCTAGAAGTAACATTACTAAGAGAGCAGGGCAATACCGTAGGTGACGACAATCAAAGTTACGTGGTCCGATGTGCAATGCCGTTTTTCGGCTATACTGCTTTTGAGTTCATGGGGCAGAACGATGCTTCTAAAAAAACCATAGATGGATATAACGACACACAAAAGAGTTATGGTATGTGGTTTGTTCCGCCTGATATTGGTGTTAACGTTTTAGTATTTTTTGTTAACGGAGACCCTAGCCAAGGTTATTGGATGGGCTGTGTTCCTGGAAAGTTTATTAATAATATGGTGCCTGCAATAGCAGGGTCTACTGAAGTAGACATGGATTCGGATGATAAGAAAAAATACGGAACAAAACAACCGCTGCCTGTGGCAGAGATCAATAAAAAACTTAATACTAAGACCCAGACCATTGATCCAGACAAAATAAAAAAAGTTGTTCATCCTATAGCTGATAGATTTTTAGAACAAGGATTATTAGAAGACGACACTAGAGGCGTAGTAACAAGTTCTGCAAGACGAGAAGCGCCAAGTGCAGTATACGGTATTAGCACTCCTGGACCATTAGACAAAAGGCCCGGAGCAAAAAAATCTCTAATAGGTAAACAAGAAGACCTTACACAAACAACGGTTCCGGTTAGTCGATTAGGTGGAACACAATTTGTTATGGACGATGGCGATGAACGCTATCAAAGAAAAAAATCTGCTAAAGAAGGACCGGTAGAGTATGCAGATGTATTAGCCGGTGAAAAAGGTGATCCTACAATTCCCTATGGCGAATGTTTAAGATTACGCACAAGGACGGGTCATCAGATACTTTTACATAATTCTGAAGATTTGATTTATATCGGCAATGCTAGAGGAACTACGTGGATAGAATTAACTAGCAACGGCAAAATAGATATCTATGCCAAAGATAGTGTTAGTGTTCACACAGAAAATGATTTAAACATTCGAGCTGACAGAGATATTAATTTAGAAGCTGGTCGAAATATCAATATGAAAGCTATCGGTGGTCGCACAAGAATGGAAATGGCACTAAATTGGGAAGTGCTAGTCGGCCAAGATGGCAAAATCTCAGTAGGCGGTGTATACGAGCATGTAGCTGTTGGAGACACTAAAATCACAGTAGGTGCTAATTTTGATCTTCGTGTCGGTGCTGCTAGCAAATTTACAGCCAGTGGAACTACAGATATCAAGAGCGGCGGGAATATCACGCAGAGCGGAGCTAGAATTGACTTAAACAGTTTTCCAGCAGTTACCGCTGCTGCGGCCACGCCAATTGAACCTATACCAACACACGATAATATTGTTACTAGTTCAGCTGCCGGATGGGATAAGAAATATATTTCAGGAACAATTAACAGTATTATGAAAAGAATTCCTATGCACGAACCGTGGCCGCTTCATGAAAATCAAGCGCCGGATCAACAACGTCCAGCAAATACAGATAGGGAAGTGTAATCATGGCAAAACTTTATAATCAAAAAACTGTAGCAACAAATACTGCTTCAGCCGGCACACTAGGAAATACTAGTTTTGCCTATAAGGGATTTAATTCGTTAGAAAGTAAAAAAAATTATAAACTGTTTGATGTTGATTTAGTCAAGCAAGATTTAATCAATCATTTTTATATTCGCAAAGGCGAAAAATTAGAAAATCCAGACTTTGGAACAGTGATCTGGGATATTCTGTTTGAACCGTTTACAGAAGAAGTTAAAAATATCATTAGTAAAGATGTAGAAGCGATTATAAACTATGATCCTAGAATCGCAGTCAACGAAATACAGATCGACAGCACTGATCAGGGTATAAGAATACAAGCAGACATTACCTATATTCCGTTCAACATCAACGAAAGGATGACTTTTAACTTTGACAGAGACAATGCTATTATTAACTGACCAGTTTATTTTGTTTGGTAAATATTAGATAGGACCGAAAAATGACAACAACAGCTAG